GTATAGTTCTATTAAACTGTTTGCCATGATTATGTCCTTGTAAATTCTAAGTAATACCAAGCGCCAAGCTCTTTTCTATAGAGCCTTAACTTTCCATCGGGTGTTTTTACCATTCTCTCTTCACCGTTGTTGCCAGAAGCACTGGCTGGAAAGCCTATTTGAATCTTGGAGTCTACTTTCTTCGCATTGTATAAAAATCTTTTTTCCCTATCAATGGGCATTATGTTACCCTCTTATATATAGGTCTGTACTCTATCCCAATATTATTTATTGTTTGAAGGCTGGTTCCATTTAAGTCCAATCTTAGCTGGAAAGAGGAGGCAAGCAATGGAGTATCAAATGTATATCTATTAACATCTAATAGTGGTGTAGTAAATGTGTATCTATTAACATCCAAATCTGCGCTTGTAGACGCTACTGTAGAGCTGGATAAACCGGAGGTGGAAGAGCCCTGTCTTGTCCCACTATCATTTACGTAAACATAATTAATCGCACTTGAGTTAGAAGCATTACTTGCATATTCAAGAGTAATACCATAAATCTTTTTAACCGTATTTGGTAGTCCGAAATCGTCATCTTTTAACGTGATATCAAATGTCGCACCAGAATCCGGTTCTCCATCGTAAGACTCCAGCTCATCAGTGCCAATACCTAATGTCATTTGATTGTAGGCGTCTGTAATAATGTTTGTCTTGATTGCGTTGTCTGCCAAGTCCTCAATAAATGTAAAACTATTCGTTGTAAAACTATATACATACGCATCACCGCTCGTACCACCGGAAGCAGCTGCGTCTCTCATAACGACTAAATGTTTATTAACTGGCTCAAACCCAACCATGGTATCTGCGTTGACAAAGGACTTCCAAGTGGACTCCAATATCTTCTTCTGTAGATTGGTAATCTTTGAACCATCATAAAAGAATAAACCCTGTTTATTCGCCCAAGCCACACCAAAATCCGTCTTAACAACAGCAGCATGGAAGGGGGCACCCATATTTTTATGCTCACTCTCCAAAAACCATTGAGTGTCAGAACCACCACCTACGTTGATTATATAAAGAGTCTTTTGTTTGAAAGCTAAGATACGGTCTGCAAAGGATTCTAACTTAATAAAGTCTTCACCATCGTTTATACCTATCTCTATAAAATTAGTAACCGGAAATGTATCAAATTTGTTTATCTCACTATACAGCAACTTGTCAGCCGAAAGCTCAGTTTGACCATTTGCATTTATAGACTTTACATTGGCTATAAACTTTCTTCTGTTAGTGACAACGCTGGTTTTATAACCCTCCCCAGCTGCACCAACCGATGCTGTTGAAAGGTCTGAGGAATACCCATTCAAGGAGGCATAAGTATCAGAGCTATTAACACCGACAGCTGCTCCACCAATAAGATAGGCAGACTGCGAATACATAACATCCCAACCGTTATAATCAGCCTCCAAACTGCTCCTGCATCCATCTGTTAAAGAGATATCAACAAGCAGTTCCCATTCTCCTTTTAATGTACTATCTCTGCAATAGATTCTTCCACCAGTTACTCTATCCGCATATCCATGGGATGCAATAACCGTACAACCTAAATATTTACTTGCTGCTACGGCGATAGTACCCGTCATAGTAGTAGGTAAGGATTCTTGATTTCCGTCATAAATGAATGTCTGAGCAAATTCATATGTAGCGGCAGTAAACGAACCAGCACTAGTTGGTACAACTTCCAGATTAAAACCTAACCCAGCGTCTGGGGCAATATAACCAGTCACATCTGCGCCAACACCCCACGCCTCTGCAGATTCCAAAATAAGAGTAGTAGTGTTTGTTCTCGATGCAATCCCTTGCACCTCACTACCGTCTTCATTAATAGCTACGTATAAACCGCTATCAAATTGAGTATCATAGGTGGTGGCAAAAGTTGTTCCTCCAACAGTTAAAGTCGTACTGGGGCTTCCTGCGCTTGTAAACACTAAACCCTTCTCTTTAGTCAAGACAGCGGCAACTATTCCAGTCCCAGTAGTTCCATTAAAAGGTGGCAGAGGAGGTGCACTATCTGTTTTCCAACCTGTTACATTTTGTACACTACCGCCACCAACATTTAATTGTGTACCGCTTGAATCTAACCAAAGTTTTTTACTGATATAACCATACCATTTTACCGCGTTCCCAGCCCCAAAATTAGTATCACATACCCTCACAGCGCCGTCTGCTACATCGTATATCACCGCACCGCCAGCGGTGGAACCCAAGTCTATTGCATCGGCAGCCCAAGACCCGCCAGCATCATAGATGTCTATTCTGGTATCCGAAGTATCATCCGTGTCTGCTAAAAATGTTCTTACCGTTGCTGCGTTGGTACCGCCATTATTATAATCAAAAGTCCCTTGAAACAACCCATAACCAGCAACTGAAGCATCAACATTGGGTGCTGCATAATCACTTGTATTATCAGTTATTTTTCCACAAGACTGTATCTGTCCAAACTCATCTACTATAGCATTCTTAATGTCAGAGAGCTCATTGTCCTTAATAGAGCGAGCATTGGTCTTAGTATTTAAACCACCGTCAAACCTAGTGTATGTTTTGAACTGCTTAGGCATTACTCTTTTATTTCAAAGTGAACCAAGTCGTCAAACTTGTTGTCTTTCGTTTGGGTGTCCATATCCCTTGATTCCAGTCCCCACCCCAACGAATATTCATACCCATCTGCTTCGCCACTCCGAGGACAAAACCGCCAAAGTAATGAAACCTATCACGGTCACTCCAATCAATAGGATAAGGAGCCACGTCAACAGCAACAGAGGGATACTTATTATGTTTACCGTCCGGGTACTGCACTTTACTCTTGCCGTCATTATAGGCTTTGGTCTGACGCTCTTCTCCTCTATGGCCCTCCAGTATGCTGCAATCAAAATGTTTTACCACCTGATAGAATAATTCTTGCAGTCGAGCATCACAAGTCTTCAATCTGTTAATAGAACGACTGCTAAATCTAGGCATCATCCACGTTCTTTTTGAACTCTGCAAACCATACATCATCCAACTTATTCTTACTTGACTTAACCAGCTTTCCAATTATTTGAATGGCTACCTTCTTTAAAACCGTTTCGCTAACTACAGTTTTAAGTCCTGTAATGACAAGCCCTCTTACAAATGGTATATACAGTCCACCACCTATTACAGCAAGTGTTCCTACAATACTTACCCAATGACTTTGAATCCATTCCATTATGCGTCTCCCTTATATAACCATCCGATTAATGAACCAAATACAAGAGCTACAAAAGCACCTACACTCTGTATACTTGATACAGAAGATTCTAATGTGCGAACTCTCCCATTCTGTTCCTTTACTAAAACTTTTATTTCATCTACAGTTTGTTTAATATGAGTTATTTCACCTGATTGCTTAGCACTCATAACAGTCAATTCCTCTAACCTAGCTTGCGTATCTGTTCTCCAATTATCCACCTGATTCCTATTCATTGTCTGTTTATCCTACCCTTTAAATATGCTAGGTCATCTGTAACATCATTTAATTCCTTAACTATGTCTTCTCTATGTCTTTGACTTGTTTCATCTGAACGATTCCACCTGTCTAACATCTTTAGTACTATACTTTCAATATTCACCATCTTAGTCTCAGCTTTGACGATTGATTGTCTAATCTTATCTAAGTCTTCATTCTGCAGTTTTTGACTTTTAATCAAATTGATTATCATCATAGCGAATAAAACTACTATTATTCCAACAGCACCATATTCTGCATACAAACTGAAAACTTTAGAATCAATCATCTATCACTTTCTTAGTTGCTCGTAATCCTATTACCACCAATGCTCCTAACGCTACGGATAAGAACATACCATCTCTAATACTAAAAGCAATTATAATAGATTCAATCATCATAGCCGAGACTATGGCTTTATCTATTAGACTGCTATTCTGAGTCGTCGCTATCTGATGCTTCATCAATAGAAGCCTTCAGAGCATCAACGAATGCCTGTCTTCCGAATTGCAGTTGTTGAAGATTGAAGTTCGCACTATCAATTTTCCTGTTTAAGTCTGATAGATGTTGCACCATCAGCTTCTGATTGTCGTTAAGCTCATCAACGGAATATTCAGCTCCGTCAATATTAAGAAAAGGCTGTTTTTCTTTTTTGTTTTGTTTTTTAGCCATTTTATTTCCTTGTTGTTATTGTTAATCAATTCTTTTTCCTGTCATTTACCTGTCTTGTACTAGAATGCGTTTCACCCGACAGGGTAAAGACTTATTTTTTTTCTCAGATTTCAGGGTATATCCTTATGATTATAACTTTTTGCATTTTTGTTGACTTTTGTCAAGATTCAGTTATCGAGTATTACTCGACAACTGCTAACGTATTTACTGCGTAACATTTTACTCATGTGCGTATTTTACTACTCACCAAAAATGGTACATTATTATTTACTTTTTGAGCCACATTTTTCATTTTCTTGAGCCACATCATTTTTCCCCAACCTTGTATTCAATAATCTCATTCATTTGATGGACAAGACAGTAATTAGTACCTCTCATATTAACTTCTTCATAGAAATGCTTTTCACCTTCATTGTCAACAATCTTTACTCCTTCTGAAATAATCTTTGGTCGTGTAACGCATGAACTAATCAGTATTAGTGCCAATATCCACTTTTTCATTGCCATCCTATCCCAGTTACAAATGCGATTTCTTTGCGTACTATTGTACTCATTGTGATGCCACATCTAATTCAATTATTCTTTGGCAAATATGAGCATTACGACAATGATTTATTTTCATATCGTAAGCTGTTAATAGATTGGATAAAACCTTGTATAAATACTTTACCATGAGAGTAGTATTTTACTCATG